ACTACCTTGTGCTAATATAACTCCAATATTATCATTATCAGCTATAGAAGTGTCTGCTGACCATAATGAAAGAGTTGCTGGGTCATTACTAGTTGGATTTTTAATATAAACATCACCAGCAAATGTTGCATTTTGGTCATCTCCACCTAAAGTTAGAGTTGCTCCAACTGTACTCATTACATCTGTAGTAGTATTATCTTGAGTAAAAAATTCTAATTTTGTAGGAGCATCCACATTGCTACTAGCACTCTGAAAGTTGTCTGTTGCAGTAGCTACAATTTTAGCACCTATATCAATGCCACTTGCAGTAGCGTCATCAGCACCAAATTGAATTGTTCCTAAAACATCATTATTCACTATTTCTGTATCTGTGGTTTTAAAACTTAAAAATCCACCACCAGCTTTTTCTAGCTCAAGCTGATAGTCTGGAGAATCAGTTCCTATACCAAGACCAGTTGAATTAATAGCTACTTTATCAGAACCACCTGGCTTAAATGCAATAATTTGACCAGACTTGGACTGTATAATAGTTTTACCAAGATTTGATTGAGCTAATGCAAAAGTATTTGTAGCGTTTAAATCTATATGACTAAAACCAGCCATATCAGAATATCCGATGTTTCCTATATGCGCTCTTCCTATTTCTGCACTTACGTCTGTATCAGGTGCAACTGAAAGTAATTGGCTTGGAGATGTAGTTCCTATACCTACATTTCCACCTTGAGCATTTAATGCTATATTGCCGAACGTAGTGCCTTGACTAGCATAAGATTGTATTTGAAAATAACCAGAGGTATCTGCACTTGTACCAAGAAGAGCAACTGTTTTGCCTGAAGCATATTTACCAATTGTCATGTTTGATGCACCACTACCATTGTAGACATTTAGATTGTGTGTTGGAGAATCAGTTCCTATACCTACGTTGCCAGTAGAGGTAATTCTCATATATTCTGTAAGAGTAGAATTTAATGAAGTTTGAAAAACTAAAGCTCCATCTTCACTTGCATTAGTTGAAGATTCTACTACTGTACCAAGTTTAGCGTAATCGTGTATATTGCCAGCACTATCATTAGCCGAAAGAGTTAAAAATCCACCTGAAGCAACTGAAGAACGATGTAGTCTCAATTGGTCGCCAAAAGAAGTATTTGAAATTTCAAGGGTCATTGATGGAGAAGAAGCTCCTATACCTACTCGTGAATTAGTAGTATCTACAATAAAAACATCTCCACCATCATCATTCTTGCGAACTAATAAGGCTTCTGTATTGGTTACATCAATTACTTGTGTACCTTGAACTATCTCATCAAAGCTAAGTGAACCACCTCCACTTACTTGTAAATCTCCTGATATAGTAAGGTCACCATCTATTGTTCCTCCATTACCGAAGTCCTCAGTAATAGATTTAATCATAGAACTCTGCATCTAGCACTCCACCAATCTAACTGCACCAGTTGTTGTACTAGTAGAATTGTAGTTAAAATAAATTGTGTTTCCTAGCCCTCTAGGAACTGTGATAAAAACCATTGTATTCTTTGGAATAATTAAATCATTACTTGCATTTACATTAGCTTCTGCTGTTGTAAAGTTAAAATAAATTTCTACTGCACTATAAATACCTAGTGTTCCAGTATTACTTAATAATGATTTATGAATTGTATTAGCGACATCTGCTGAACTTCCAGCAGTTCCAACACTTGCAACTGTCCAACTTCCACCAGTCGTTGTGTTTAATGCTTCTTGTACTGAATATGTATGTAAATCTGCCATTTTTACTTCCTCTCTAAGCTAATGACTAAGCGTGAATGAGTCGTTAGTCTGTTTATTTTTTCTTTTTAGTCACTTTCTTTGCAACTTTCTTTACTACTTTTTTAATAGAAACCTTTTTAAAGGGTTTTTTATAGGGCAGATGGTTGTTTTCGCTCATTACCCTTATAAACCCTTGACTTTGTAATTCTTCTAGTTTTTCAGGGTGTTTTTCTAGCAAACTGTCCTCAAGTCTTTCCATCCTATTTGTAATTTTATTTAACCAATATTGCATAAAATCTCCATTAAACTAGGGGAGTCAGCGCCAACCCACTCCCCTAGATTTCATTTGTCAACCTATGTGTTAATCTACGTTAGTAAACTTAACACCTTTGATATTATCACTATCATCTAGGATTTTAGTTCCATAGACCATGTCAGCAACAATTTTAGTACCAAGAGCATCAATCGAATATTCTGATTGAACTCTTACATTTTGTTGTACTGCTACAACTCCAGCTGATTTATGAAAAACTGCACCAGCTATTGTTGAACTTGTCCCAGCAGTTGAAACAGTGTTGCTCATATATACGTCGATTCCGTACAAAGAACCAACTAAACCTGACCTTAATCCTCTGTTTCCTTCTCCGACTGCGTCATTTCTAATGAAATATTGAGCAATTCCAGCACTAGGATTGAGAATATCTGCAAATAAAGTTGGATTAACAACCATAGCACATTCACCATCCATATAAGGAATATCATTTTCACCTAATGTTGCTAGTACGCTTTCAAAAACCGCTGCAGTTAAAGTATCATCAGCAGATAAAGCTTGAGATTGATTTAAACCATCTAACTCAGCCCAAATATCAGCATCTAATTGACGAGCAAGAGCTTCACCCATCATTCTAGTGTATTTTTCTACTAAATCTGCTTCAGCTTGAATCAAAGTAATATCTTCAAAAAGTTTTCCAACATATTTGTGTTTATTCAAAGATAATTGAGTTTCAGTAGTTGCAGTTGCATCATAAGATACATCAGAACCAGCAGACTTATCAGAAGCACTAATTAAAGATATTTCAGGAACATGAACAACATCCCCAAAACCTTTAGAACCTACTAAAGCTGAATAATCTTCAATTAATCCTCTAAAAACAGTTTTTCTTTCGAAGAATTTAAAAATTCCATCTGACCAAATTTCTGGAACAAAGTATTGTTCAGTGCTATTAGTCGAAGCATTTCCTTGATAATGTTTAGCCATTTTTTAATCCTTTTCTAACCTTTACTTTCTAATATAGCCTTGTAATATTTTTCCCCAGTTAGCTCTTCTTTCCTCTGCGTCCATCTCTGTCCAATTTTTATTCTCAGTATTAGAAGTTCTTGCTGGTGTTTTATCCGTAGGAACTATATCAACATTTTTATTTATTTTATCAGTTAAAACTCGAAGTTGAGAAACGCTTAAATCTTTAAATAAATCACGTTCTTCTTCTCCAAATTTTTCCAGAAGCTCTTCTTTATAAGAATTTTCAGCACTTTTTAATCTTTCGTAATCAGATTTAATAGATTCTAATTCAGATTGTTTTTTAGTTGCTAATTCTTCCCATTTATTCTGTTCAACTAATTTTTCTTCCTCTTGCTTCTCAAGGTTTTTAGTTAATTCATTTAATTTAGCTTCTGCTTCTTGTGCCCTACTACGATACTTTTTCGATTCTTGTATGTAACTATTGACATCAGGCGTTTCATTAGTTTCATTCTGACTATTAGGAGTCACCTCTTGTGCATTATCTTGCACTGTTTCTGTTTCTATTTCAGACATTCTGTCCTCCATTGGTTAAGTATATTTCTTTCTTAATTCTTTTACTCTTTCAGTTCTATATAAAGCTTTTTCAAGTTGTTCACCTCTATAAGTAGAAGGAACTAACGTACATCCACAATGCAACCCACATACAGAAAAACCACTTCTAGGCAAACCAGATATTTCCCATTCTTCATAACTAGCTACTTGACCATGCCTAGGTAAACAATCAGGGCAAGTGTTTCCACCTCCAGTAATCCAAGTATATTCTTTAACATTGTTAGATTCAAAAACACTCCTTGAAGCTTCTGTACTCGCCATTTGAATAGCGTTACCAGTTGTATTTTTAATAGCATTTCTATAAGTGCCGAAAATTACACCGCCTTCCTTTAAATCTGCAAGTAATATGTTTTTAATTACAGAATCATCTGCTCCAGTCAATCTTAAAGTATCTATAGTTAAAGATAAATCTAAAGCAGTTTTTCTTGCTACAGTTTCAGCGTGTAACCCTATTATAATTTCTAGAGTAGCTAATCTTTCATCAATCTCAGGCACGTCTTAATATCCTAGATATTGCTCTTTCTATCAATCTCAATCCTTTCTTTTCTTGTTTTTTAGTAATGCCAAACCATTCTCGTTTAGGTAAACCGGGATGATTTACTTTTTTAGCAAAATATTTATTCCCCCTAGAGCTAAATAGCGGTCCCAATACATTTGCAATCTTAGGTTTAATAACATACGGAGCAGTACCTGATTGATGATAGGTCGCTACTTCAGCTCTTTTTTTAGGAGGAATAATTATATTTATTTGTTTGTTTTTTGTAGCTCTTTGTTTAGAATACACATTCAACATAATACCTTTGCCATATAAAGGGATTCTAGGCTTTGGAAGATTTTTAAATCTTTTACTATGTATAGTAGAAGCAGATAATTTTATAAAAGGTTTTTCGTGTATATCTTGACCATTCGAAAGTCTTTTTTTATGGTCTAACACAACTGAACCAGCCATCATATTAATTTGTTTAGATAAATCAAATCTAACCTTAGATAAATCAAAATTTTTAGAAATGTCTAATTTAAGCATTATGATTTTTCCATTATTTTATTAGCAAACTTTTTACCTTCTTCAAATCCTTTCTTTATTTCTTTAGAATGTTCGTCTAAAAAACTAGAGCCTAACTCTAATAAATAAGATTCAGGGTCTAATAAAAGTTCGTCTAAATCGATAGCTTCTAATATTTTATCTGCATCTTTAGCCATTTTTAATTTTGTAATCTCTATAATATCTAAATAACTATTTACTATTTTAGCCAAGATTTCTCAAACCTCCGAATGTAGGTCGTTGTGGAGCAGTTGCTTCTGATTCTGCTTTTTTCTCTTCTCTAACTTCGCCTAATTTGTTTTGAATCTCTTCATCAGTCATATCAGGGTTAAAATACAAAAGAAGTTCTTTTTGTGTCATTATCCCTTTATCAAGTTTCCAATCAAGCCAATTTCGTTCTTCTTGTGGCGACATAGGAAATGATATTTCTTCAAAATCCACTGCGTAATTTTCAGATAAATTTATCAGATTATGTTTATCTAATAAAAGCCTATCTATTTTATACCTAGATTGTTCCCATTCACGAAACATAGCTTCATCAGATTGTCTAGATTCTAAATTTTCAATTTCTAAAATTCTCAAAGCTTCTCCACTTGGAGCATTACCCCCTGACTCACCCCACCTAATTCTTAAATGATTATTCTCAGCAGTTTGATTTGCAAAAGCTTTAACTGCTTCAATCATCTCTAGAATATTTCCTGATGGTGAAACATATTGAAATGAAGCTCCTTCAGGTAATAAAATAGCGTTATCTATACCACTTTTTATTTGGCTTTGTCCTTCATCAACTCCAGTAAAGACTGGTTGTCCTAGCTTAAACCTAACCCCTAAAGCTATCTCTGTCATAGCTATACCTATCTGAACTGCACTTCTGACAACATCATAAGCATTCGATGGAAACTCTACTCTACTTACTGGATTAATTCCATAAGGATTAATCATTTCAGGATTTCCTTCAACCGCATATCTTTTACCATTATTATCAAATCTAAAATGCATTCCCGGTAAACCATCTCTATCTTCTGACCAAAAAACATTTATTTTCTTACTTAAATCTTTTTCAATTTCCCAACTATACGCAAAAGGTTCTGATTCTCCATGTATGTAATATTCTCTTACATTTGGCAATATTTCATAGAACAAACGCTTATTTCGCTCATCAACAGATGTTTTAAAATGACAACTTCCTAACAACCAAGCTAATTCTGAAAATATTCTAGTCTTTGAATCTAATTTATAAGCAAGTTGTCTATAGTTGCTATCTTCTTCTCCATTAATAAATCTTTTAGGAGGGGATTTATAAAGCATCATTCTAGCTCTAGAAAATCTAGGAACAACTCTCTGCGGAAAAGTAGGAACTTGCTTTAAAGAGTCACTATTAAACCACTGTGCTAAATGATTATCTAGATTATCGTTAAAATAAAATTCTAATGCAGTTTTCTTTTCAGCTTCTTTTCTTTCATTATCTTCTTGGTTTGCCCTCATTACAGATTCTAAAACTATTCTTTCAGAATACTCAGGGAGTACAACCGTGTTAACGCTTCTACCTACATTTAACATATTTACCTCTGTTACTAATTATGCCCCCCTTTACCAACTTGTTGAAGTCGCCCTTAACCATTTAACTGGAAAACGATATTCAATTAAATATGAACAAGCATCCAGAGCGTGAGTTCTTTCTAAATCCATCTTTTGTATACCGCCAGTCTTTACATCTCTTAAACATTGTTCTAAATCTTTTATCAATTCTACGCATTTAGGGTCTACAGTCATGCTAATATTACCATCAGCGTCTAGTAATTTCCTATTTAAAGCGTTCAATCTGTCTCTATGAGATGGATGTTTTAACCTAGCTCTAACAGAAAATCCATTCTCTTTCAATATTGCGTGGTCTGACCTATTCGAAGTAGTGCTTCTAGCTTGTCCAGCAGGGTCAGGATATATAATTTTTATTTCAGGATATTTATTTCTAATCACTCTAGCCATTTCTTCTGTATTAGAATTTCTTAAAATAATTTCATCAAAATAATGTATTGTGCCGTCAGAATATTCATAAACACATACTGCAGACATTTTAGAGACATTAAAATCCATTCCAATGTAAACATTGCTTGATTTTTCAGTTGTTGTTTTTAAATGCTTCTTCCTATCAAAATTATAAGCACATCTATTTTGAGCAGTTTCAAAAGT